CGGCTTTATGCTGGGCCTGTGCGCCCTGCTGGGCGGCGCTTTCGTGACCTCCAACCGGGAATCGGGCGACGGGCGCTATGACATTCAGCTGAAGCCCACGAAAAAGGAACTTCCGGGCATCCTGATCGAGCTGAAAGCGGAGAAGGATTGCAGCGACGAAAGGCTGAAAAAGCTGTCCGAGACGGCCCTGCAGCAAATCAACGATAAGAAATACGAAACCGAGCTGACGACAGCCGGGGTCAGGACGATTTATAAATACGGCGTGGCCTTCAGCGGTAAAAAGGTTGAAGTGGCGGTCGGATGAGGAGTGAGAATTCCAAAGTGCCAGCACGGTGGTTCCAAAGTGCCAAATTGGCACTTTAGGGCAGAAACTATGAATTTAACCATATTGGAGGATGCACGATGAGCACCAATATTTCGAAAAAGAAGCGGGACGATCTGCTGGACAAAATCAAGCAGATTCGTGCCTTTATCGCCGCAGCACCGCAGGATGAGAATACGGGCAACCTGCTCTCCTACCTGTCCGAACTCGAAAAAGATGTGAACGGGAAAAAGTACGGTCTCGTGTTCGAGGAGCATCGGGAGGAAATCGATGAGGTGTTGGATACCCATACGCCGGTGCTGACCGAAGAGGCAGATCTGTTTATTGACCACGGTGGGCAGATGAATTTCCTGCTTGAAGGGGACAACCTTGCCGCACTGAAACTGTTGGAAAAGACGCATCGTGGTAAGATTGACCTCATCTATATTGAAATTAAGACTCGCTATTTGATACAAAATACTGCCGCATAACCGTAGGGGTGTCGCGGTGTCGTTAGGGGCGTCGGTTTCATATAAGTGTTAATTTGAAATGCCTCCAAGGGAGACACTTGAAATTAGTACTTATACGCAGGAGGTGTGAGATGCCTACGATTTCAAAGAAAGAGCTGGAAGATTACCAGCAGTTGTGTAAAGATAGAAATAACGGACGTATTCTTACGCCGGACGGACTAAGGCTTGTGTGCGAGGGCCTGAACAAATACCCAGAAGCCATCGGGAAGCATTTCCTTGAAGTTTTGGCTCGGTTCCAATCTACCGAGAATAAATAATCGCGAAATTTACAAGCCCTGCTATAGAACAGAAATGGAGGTACATAATATGCCAGTAGTACAAGACGCATTTTTCATTCCGGATGATATTGCTACAGGATTAGCAACCGGTTTATATCGTAGAATTGGTAGCGTAGTTCGTTATGCGGTAGGCCCGAACAAGGGACAGATTGTCAAGCATCTAATACCTATCGATTTGAAAGCAGCTGAGGAAGCACAAGGATTAGGAGCGAAAGCTCTTCAGTTTATAAAGCAACATAAAAAAGGAACCATCATCGCGGTAGCCGGTGCTGCGGCAGTAGGTACTGGTGTCTGGGTCTATAATAAAGTGAAGAATCATGAACCGAAGGTGGTGACCGATTTTAGAGCGTCACTTCGTGTGTACATTGATGCTATTCGAGAAGGCAGTATGGACATCGACAAGATTGATAAACTGATGGCCGCACTGGAAGAGTTGAAAAAGCATAAGGACTACGAGAAAATCAGCATTCAGTTAACCACTGAGGAGTTGGAAGTTTTAGTAGGTCACATCTATGAATACACTATCAAACTCGCAGAGGATAATAATGTTGAATTGGCAGTAGATGCGTTGAATACTGCTGAAATGAAGAATTCTGGAACCATCATTAATCTGCAGAACTATCTGAAAGCCCAGAAGAGAATTTTTGAAGCGGCGGCTTAAGTTGCAAGGAGGAATTATGGCAAAGAATATTACAGATTACGTGCGGTCTTGCGTTGATGATTTTAAGCACTTTGTTGGTATAGATAGTTTTCCTGTATTTGATGTGAAGTCAAAGGAAATAACAATAGAAAAATCTTTAAAACAAGGATTTGATTCAACGGCAGCGGTGTTTTATGATATTCCTACAGGTAGACATACTCTTGAGATTTGGTCAAAATTATCCCTCCCACAAATGAATGCTGAGTATCTGGTGTTTCACGAGCTTACCCATATTTGGGATGCAGATGTGTTTTCGCAGAGAGATAAGCTTAAGCACATGTCAAATAAAGGGTACACAGAATATCATGCAGCTCAAATTGACTTTATGAAATTGTTGGGGGCAAAGAACATTGCTGAGCCATTCTCATTTAGCATGAAGCAGACGGTCGAAACCTTCGGTGGTACAAAAACTGCAAAAGGATTTGTTGATATGCCGCGAAATCTCGCAGTGGAGTTGATAAGCAGGGATGATTTTCCAGCTAATATTGAAACTTTGGCAACTACAATGGGAGCAATCTTTAACTACTATGGTAGGCGTTCGATTTGCAAAATGTACGCAATTGATTACGTTGCCAATGAGGACATGAGCGTAATTGCAGGATTTATTGGAGAGGACACTGTTAAAGCGTTAGATGCATTTATGCTCGGCTGGCTAGATACAACAAGAGTATCATTAATCGACGCTCTTTATGGAAAAATGATAGTCGCGTTAGCGCAGAGAAATAATCTCGCATAAAAAATGGGGGCTCCCCATCACCGGATGTTGTCCAGTGGTGAGGAGCCATTTTTGTATATTGGTCAGGCTTGGATTTCCTGTCCATTCTTGAAGGTGAAGCGGATGTCGTTGATGCTGTAGACAGTGGCGAAATCCACCATGCTGTACCAGCCTTCAAAGGAGAACTCTGCCAGTGCATCCGGCATCTGTTCAAAGGCATTCAGGAAGGTTCCCATGTTGGCGCTGGCCGTCTGCTTTTCCTGAATCTCGGCGGTGACCTCTTCCAGTCGGGTTTTGGCCCGGTCGAAGCGCTCCACCAAGCTGTCGTAGCGCTTCTGGTATTCGGTCTGGTTCAGAGCAGTGCGGGCGTTCTCTTGGATGGCCTGCTGTACCATGTCGGAAACTACCTGCGTCTCTTCGAGGAGCTGGGCCTGTTCCGCTTCCAGCTCAGTGGTGTCGAACAGGAGCGCCTGCATCTCTCTTCCGTTGGCGATGACCGCAGCCTTGGTGGCCAGCAGCTTGTTCGCCGCTGAAAGGAAATGCAGTTGGATTTCTTCATCCGTCAGGTGCGGTGTCTGGCAGCGGCAGTCGCCATCAAATTTGTGGTTGCACTGCCAGATGGTCTTGCGATACTTAGTGTTGGAGTGCCAGACCTTTGAGCCGTACCAGCTACCGCACTCGCCGCACTTGATTTTTGTGGAAAAGGCGTGAACTCCGCTGTGGTACTTTTTGCCCTTGCCGCGTTTGGCCATTTCCCGCTGCACCATCTCGAATACTTCAGGGTCGACGATGGCTTCATGATTATCCTCGACATAGTACTGCGGGATTTCGCCTTCGTTGACCTTGGTCTTCTTGGTCAGGAAATCGACAGTGCAGCTTTTCTGAAGGAGCGCATCGCCTTTGTACTTCTCGTTGCTGAGGATACTTTTGACGGTGGAGATGCTCCATTTCTTCTTGCCGCCGGGTGTCGGAATGCTGTCCTTGGTGAGGGTGTCGGCGATGCCGTGGTAGGTCATGCCCTGCAGGAACAAGCTGTAGATGCGCTTGACGATGACTGCCTGCTCCCGGTTGACCACCAGATTCCCGTCCGGGCCTCGGTCGTAGCCAAGGAAGCGCTGGAATGGAACGCTGACCTTTCCGTCTGCGAAGCGCTTTCTCTGGCCCCAAGTGCAGTTCTCGGAAATGCTGCGGCTTTCTTCCTGTGCCAGCGAGGACATGATGGTCAGCAGCAGTTCGCCCTTACCGTCGAATGTCCAGATGTTCTCTTTTTCAAAATAGCACTCGATGCCGTTTTCCTTGAGCTGGCGGATGGTGGTCAGACTGTCCACCGTGTTCCGGGCAAACCGGCTGACGCTCTTGGTCACGATGAGGTCGATTTTTCCGGCCAGCGCATCCGCGACCATGCGTTTGAAGCCCTCGCGGTGCTTGGTGCTGGTGCCCGTGATGCCAGCGTCCGTGTACACATCGACGAACTCCCAATCGTCCCAGCTCTTGATGTAATTCGTATAGTAATCAATCTGGGCCTCATAGCTGGTGAACTGGTCGTCGTGGTCAGTGGAAACACGCGCATAACCGGCGACCCGGCGCTTTTTCTGCTCTGTGATAGGCGTAGCTGTGAAGCGGGTCAGCGTGGCTGGGATGGTGGTAATCTTCTTAGTCGTTTTCGGCATGGCGTTCCCTCCATTTCGCTTTCATGACCTCGCTCATGTGCTTCTTCCGCTCCTCAGTCTGACGCGGCATCTGGCGCTTCTGGACGAAGGTTCTGGAAACCTCGCGCCCATCCCGGAAGTGAAAGACAATCTGATTGTCTGCGGGTACCGTCGCGTAAGCCAGCTGCTGATTGAAAAGCTCCTCGTCAAACTCCGGCAAGCCCATCACGTCCGCGATGAGCGCCTTTAGCGTGTCCTCCCGGATGCCGACCTTGGAGCAGCCCACCGCTGTCGGCGACGAACAGTACCAGGAGCGTACTACCGTCCCATCCACACGCTTGTGCGTCTGGCAGCGATAGTTCGCTCCGCAGCGACCGCATTTGATGAAGTGGGTGAAGGTGTTATAGCATTTCCATCCGGTATCCCGGTCTCGCCGGTACTCACTGACCGCCTTGCGCCGTTCTGCTGTCCAGCTCTCCTTTTTTGCATTCCGGCTCCAATGATGCTCAATGGAGGTTCCATCGGTAAACTCGAAGAGCATCGTGCCGGTGGCTGGAATCGTAATCTTCTCCACCCGTTCCGAGAATGTCTCCTCGTCAAATTCCGGCAGGCCGAGCACCTTGGCGCAATCCTCTTTCAGAACATCCTCACGTATCGTGCCGGAGGAACAATGTTCTCCCTTACGCTTGTTTGTGCCGCAGCCGTAGAAAGTGTAACGCTCCCCAAGCTGACTGGTCTTGGCCCTGTTCTTCCGGGTGTTGCGTACAAAGCTGGCACCGCAAAGACCGCATTTGATTTTCGAGGTGAAGCAGCTGGTGTTGATGCTCCAGTTGGCCAGAGCGCCGAGCTCACGCCGCCGCGCAATCTCAGCCTGCACTGCCTGATAGGTCTCCATCGGGATGATGGCCTCGTGGGTGTTCTCTACGAAATACTGCGGAAGCTCTCCGTGGTTCTTGCGGGTCTTTTTGCTGATAGGGTCAAGGGTATATTCCTTCTGAAAGAGCAGGTTCCCAGTGTAGGTGATGTTTTTGAGGATGGCCCGAATAGAGCTGTTGGGAAAATGCATCCCCTTCATGGACTTGACACCCATCTCCTCCAGCTGTTTTTCCGTTGCCTCTGCCGAGAGGCCCTTCAGGAAATTGTCATAGATGAGCCGGACGATTTTAGCCTCTTCCGGCTCAACGACCAGATGGTCGCCCTCCCAACGGTAGCCGTAAATTAAGAACCGTCCGTTTGGGATGCCCTGCTCAAAGCGCTTCCGGGTGCCCCATTTCACGTTCTCCGAGAGGCTCCGGACTTCCTCTTGTGCGAAGGATGCCAGCAGGGTGAGCATGACCTCGCCGTCACCGCTCAGAGAATTGATGTGCTCCTTTTCAAACCGAACCTCGATGCCCAGTTCCTTCAGGTGGCGGACAGTCTCCAGCAGGTCAACTGTGTTCCGGGCGAATCTTGAGATGCTTTTTGTGAGGATGATATCGATTTTCCCAGATTCACAGTCCTCCAGCATCCGCTGGAATTCCTCGCGGCTGGAGGACTTTGTGCCAGTGACCGCGTTGTCCGCATAGACGCCAGCGTATTCCCATTCCGGATTGCTCTGAATCAGATTACTGTAATAGCTGACCTGCGCTGACAGGGAGTGGTTGAGCCGTTTGGTCTCCATCGAAACTCTGGCGTATGCAGCGACCTTCTTGCGGGTCGGGAGCGATGGAGAAATCGGCTCGATTTTGCTTACTTTTCGCATGAAATCAGCTCCTTTCCGGTACTATACATCGCTCTGAAAGCCCGGAATAGCAAGTAGATTCTGAGAATAACGTTCCCAATAATGGGCGGTATTTTCCCAGCATTTTTGTATCAATTATGGCGTATTGCTCCTCGGTGATGAGGCCGTTTTTCAGCATCGTCCGGAACATACTCATGCTGGCCTGATACCGTTTCTCTCGGTCGAATTGCTCCTCAGTCATGGCCGTCACCACCTTGAAACCGGGCCTGAACATAGCAGGCATGGCAGCAGTATTTCCGTTGGGAATTGCCATAGGCACGGAAGGGCTTCCCGCAGCAGGCGCATGTGAAATCGTAGAACGCCTTTTTATCCACAGCGTCCGGATGCGTATTCCACCAGTGGATGCGGCAGGCTTCCGAGCAGAACTTGACAGGCTTCCTCCCGGCGACCTGCATCAGCGGCTTGCCACAGTTACGGCAGCAGTTTGAAGCAGGAACATCGGTCGTGCCCACAGCGGCCTTGGTGCCTGTAAGCCTTGCCCTGCGGCAGTAGGCAGAGACCTGATTCTTGGTCAGGCCGAGCGCATCAGCAATATTGGCGTATCCGTACCCGGACTGGCGGAGCTCCGCGATTTTGTATTTCTGTTCGTTTGTCATAGCGACCTCCAATCCGAAGGCTCATCCTTCAGTTCCCACTGAAGGTGGGAGGCCGTTTTGAGCGGATATTTGTATCAAAAATAGAAAAAGGGGCCTACAGGATTTTTCCCATAGGCCCAGAATGGTTTATGCGATTATACGCGCTTGGCGTAATCCAGCGCAATCCAGCCCGCGCCGGACTTGAGCTTGCCCCAGCCGGTACTGGAGCCCTGCCCGGACTGCACAGCAGTGATGGTGAAGACCCCAGCTCCGGTGAAACGACCGGTGGCTGCATAGTTTGTCCCCGGCCCGGAGCGGATGTTCAGGTCAGGCACAGATACTCGAACCTTGAAGGTTGCGTCACCGGGAACACCGACAGAGCCTGTCTCGGATGTATAGACGGCATTCCCGTCAGTATTGAAGACGGAGTATCCCGGATTCTTATCAGCACACGCTTTCGCGTTGGCAAGGATTTTATAAGCGCCCTTCTGCGATTTGGAATCCGACCACGTCTTGCGGACGCGATAGAGCTGCTTCTGTGTAGTGACCGTGCCACTAAGGGCCGCTGTGACCTTCGAGGCAAGGTCGCCCATCCGTGCTTACATCCAGTCGCCGGGACAGGATTTGTTGGCAAACCAGCGGTGGACAGTCAGCACCATCTCATCGGCTGCAGGGCTGTAGTTCAGCGTCTTATCTTTGTCGCCGAGCCACAGGAGCTTCTTCTTGCCGTTCCGCTTACAGATGTCGATGCAGAGGGTGATGAGCTTCTGGTAGACCACATCCTTGAAAGCGTAAGGAGCCGTGGTGTCGGAAGCGCACTCTATGGTGACTGCCCGCTGGTCGTTGGCATTGGAGGAGGAACACCACGAGCGGTTCTTCTCCTCGACATACATTCCGACGCGGCCATCTACGCCGATGCCGTAGTTGCAGCTGGCCTGCCGGGATGTGGGCAGAAAAATCCGGCCCAGGGTCTCTACGCTGCACTGGCCAACCACGCAGTGTGGCGTGATGCGGTCAATGGCGTGAGTGCGCTGGCCGGAGTGATTCGGACTGAGCTGGGTGAATGATACGAGCGAACTGTTTGTATATGCCATGTTACTGGCCCTCCTTTCCGCCACGGTCGTGGAGCTGCTCCAGCACATCTTTCAGCTTGTCCGGTACGGGCAGGCCGAGGTGCGCGGCATTCTCCACGAGAGAGACGCCTTCATTCGAGATGTAGAAAAAGATGACTGCTGTGCGCAGGACGGAGCCGCTTCCGATGACCTGCACGTCGAGGATGTTGGCGATGCCCACCAGCAGGAAGATGAGCACCTTGCGGCAGATGCCCTTAAAGCCGACAGCGCTGGAGAGCTTGTGGTCTGCGATGGCGCACATGACGCCGGTGATGTAGTCCACAACGGCGAAGACCACGAGCGCAATGAGCAGGCCATCGCAGCCGCCGAGGAAGTAGCCCAGCCAGCCACCGATGGCCGCAAACACAAGTTGAATGGTGTTCCAGAATTCTTTCATGATGATTTCCTCCTTAAATCACGCGCATTTGTATCGTTCCAGACAGGTTGAAATTGGTGGATGGATTGTTGTAGAGGTAGCCGAGCATCTGCAGATTGGCGGCACTCTTAATTCCATTCCTGCCGCTGATAGCCGAAGCCCCAGATGAGATGACCCATCCATGAAAATGTGAGGTCGCGTTCGTACCGAGATACGCCCCGTATGCCACACCGCCGCCTGCCGCTACGCCTGCGCTGGCGTTCGTGAAGGGAAAGCCGGTAACCTCCAGCGCAGTAGAGGTTGTGGTCGTGCTGAGGAAGCTCCCGTTTGCCGTAAAAGAAAGCGTCACGACGCCGCCAGTGTAGGTGAAGTAGCCTTCTCTCGCGTTATATGTCGTGCTTGCTCCGGCCACAGTCGGTACCCAGGTCGCGCCAATCGACAGCACCTCGTAATAGCTTCCTGTGTACATGACCGTGAGCATACTCCCCGCAAGCCAGCGATAGGCACCAGATTTCGTTACATTGCCATAGCTCAGATAACTGGCCCCTGTACTGTTGATGTTCAGCCTCGGAGACGCCACCGTGTTGGTGTGGGTCATGAGAATCGTCACGACCGCTCCGACTTCCTTTTTGAAATGAGCGCAGGTCACGACCTTGATGGAAGTGGAGGCTGCCGTTGCGCAGGTTCCGTAATAGCTGTGTGGAATCCCGACTACATCTCCACCGAAGGTAGCTGTTCCATCGATTTTGACCGTGCTTCGGAACTCGGTGGCCATATCGACATCAAAGCCGTTGTTCTCAGCCACCTTGCCGATGGCCACGCCTGTCCCTCCGGCTTTGAAGTCCATGACCACAGATGCGGTGGAGACCGTATCGATGACGCTGATGGTCGTGAACGCATCCGTCAGGGTATATTTGATGTCATAGGAGCTTTCTGTCGTAAGGCTGCCGCCAAAGGCAAAGGCCGTATTGTCGGAGAAGGCTTTGCTGGCGTTTGTCCAGCTGGTAGCAGAGCTCTTCTTGTAATAGGTGGCTGTAGTGATGGTGTTCTTGCTGGAGCAGCTGCTGTAGGTGAAATCCACCAGCCCCCGGACATAGGTGCCGGCATTCGTCACCGTACCGGAGCTGTTGCATCGCTGGGACAGATAGCTGGCGAAGGACGGAGCGCTGTAGGCCACCACGGAGATGCTCACCGTTTTTGCTGCAGACGTCCGGCCTCTGGAATCCGTCACCGTCGCCGTGAAGGTTATTGTCCCGGAGGTGTTCAAAAAGCCCGTGGTGAAAGAGGAACTGGTGCTGGAGAAGCCACCGCCCGTAATGCTGTATCCTGTAATCGTGGAGCCATAGGAGCCTGCCGCCCCCGTTGATAGTGAGTGTCGCTTTGGACTTTGTCTGCACGTAAATGCCCCAGCACGAAGGGACGGTGCCGTTGACCCGCGCTGCCGTCAGGCTGGCCAGGCTCGGAACCACTGTCGTAGGAACCTTTAAGGTGATGGTTATCGACTTGGAGCCGACTGCTGTATTGCCGCTGTAGGTGGTGCATTTGAGGGTGCCCGTCCCAGATGTGGCGTTCGGCAGTTGATTTGCCATCGTGAGCGCAGGCCTCCAGTTTACCGTCGTGGCAGTCGTCTTCGTCGAAATCGTCCCCGACAGAGAGCCAAAGGTATAGGTGAGCGTGTGTGTGAATGAGCTGGACACCGGAGTGATGGTAATCGCCACAGAGCTTCCCATCGTCCCGGTGGGCATACTCACATCCGAGGCGCGGGGAATCGAGTCCAGTGTGATATTGGCGCTGGCAGAAATCGTGGAATAGTAAGTGCCGGAGATGGTCGCCGCAAAGCTGAAGACCGCGCTGATGGCGATGCTCTTGGAGCCGTCGCTCTCATGGGTCACGGTCTGCGTAACGGTGTTGAGCAGATGTTCTCCGGTCGTTGTGACGGCGGGAGATGTAAAGCCCTGCGAGGTGCCACCGATGCTTATGGTATTGGCGGTACGAGCGCCAATGTCCAGACGCCAGTCATTGACCAGATAGATTTTTGCTGTGATGGTACTGGTATTCGCCGACACATTCTGCGCCTGCGACCAGTCAATGCGGAGCACATAGTGGCCGCTACAGATGGAGCCGGAGAAGGAACCACTGGAAGCCATGTGCCGTCACCTCCTTAAGATGCCGGGGCTCTCCAGACGATGGAGAGGTTGCCGGATGTTCTTGGGATAAAATCAAACCAGCCACGGTCTTCGTTGCCAAGGGAGAGCTTGTTGCGAATCTCCGCGTTGGTGATGACCAGTGACTGGTTTGAAATGTATGCGATGGTTTGGCCGTTTTCTTTGAAGGCCAGCTGTTCATTGGACAGCTCAGCTGTGAAGGCATTGCCAACCTTGCCAAGTTCGATGAGAGCGCCTCTGAAGCGGATGTATTCCTCCAACAGAGCTTGATTGTCGGAAACCTGACCGGAAATCACATCCAGAGAGGATTGGAAGTCCATGCGGATTTCTGTGCTGCTCTCTGTGATGGATGTCTGGAAATTCTGCTGTATCGTCTCCATCTCCGATTTTGAGATGTAGGTTTCCCGGACGGAGGACTGTATCTGCTCCGAGGTCTTGGTGATTTCGGTGTAGCAGTCCTGCACATTGACCTTCAGCGCGGCAACATCCTCGACCGCCTCCTCATATGCGGTAACGTTCTGGAAGGTGTGCTGGCAGACGGTCAAAAGAACCATGAGACCACCTCCTCAGTTGGAAACGTCACACTGCAGCGTCATCAGGCTGTCGATGTCGGCAGCGGAGAGATAAATGACTTTTCCACTCTTATCGAAGGCCACCGCGTTGCCGTCCTTATCCTGTGCATACCAGGTATAAGTCAGCTCCTGTGACTCTATGGCAGCAGCCCATGCGGAACCGCTGTACTTCATCAGTGTGACAGTTTTTGCAGTGTGGTCGACCTGGTACCAGAAATCGCCGGTGCTCGGAGAAGATGGCGCAGTCTCCGAGATGTTGCCCAGGAGCGGGTCGACTTCCCTCTGATTGGTACGGACGATTATATAGGGCACCAGACCGCCGAGATTGTTCTTGACCGTGAAGCCGCCGATGGAGAGCATCTCGGATACATACGAGTCGGATTTATCCTCCACTGTGATGACGTCCACGTAGTTTTTACTGCTGTAGGTCATGGTGCAACGGTAGGACTGGATGTTGACGATTTCCGAGCCTGAGACCGTCAATGTATCATCCGTGGCTCCGCTGATGTTGACCCACTCGCCTCCGGTATACTTCGCCCACTGGTAGGTACCGGTGGTGATGGCAGTCGCACCGGAATAGGCTGAGGTCGCCAGCAGCAGAGAGCCGCTCTGGTTTTGCACGATGGTTCCATTCGGCGCGTAAATTGAAAAGACGACCGCAGCCGTACCAGTAGCTCCGGCCTTGCCCTTTGTCCATGTGAAGTTCTTTGTGACCGTAATCCCATCAACAGTGAACGTGAGCGGCACCACGCCAGTGAGAATGGAAGTGCCGCCGAGGTTCGCGCTTTTGACGAACGTGAGCACCACCGAGCCTGCGGCTGTAGCCGTGGCCGGAGTATTGCTTTTCACCGTGATGCCCGTGGCCATAGTTCCAACCGAACAGGTGCAGGCTACCTGCTCGATGCCACGAAAGGCAGCAAACGGGATAGTGACGTTGGTGGCAGCGGAAACCGTGCCGCCAGAAGCGCAGGCGATTACCTGTGACTCGTTCCCGACTACGACGGACAATCCACCGGGGCCGGAGCCTCCGGAGTCGCCCTTGGCTCCATCGTAGATTTTCGTGATGGTCACGGTGTCATAGACGTCGGAATCGTTGGTCAGGAGCTTGATTTGCGCTACGTTGTTCGTAAAGACCGCGTGAGAAGGCTTTACGACAAGGGTACCACCGGTGATGCTGGTGTTGTCAGAGGTGGTGGGATAATCAGCCCAATTGCCGGAGCTGTTCCTGTACTGCCACTTGCTGATGGTGACGGCCTGCACCTGGCCGGTCAGCGTAGCTTGGGTAGCGCCGACGATGGTGCCTTCGGTATTGTATTTGAAAACGTAGGTATCCGAGGTGACATAGGCAAGGCGGGCATTTTCCGCATTCTTCACCAGCGTGTAGGTGATGTCAGCGGAGATGTTGACCGTGTTCTTTGTCTCGGAATCGTAGTAGCTGATATAGCAGATGTAGGTAATCATGCTGGAGCCGGAAGCGGCCAGCTTGTTCTGGCTGACCGTCAGGATACCGGCAGAAGCTGCTTCACCGGTGGTCAGAGCAGTCTCGGCGCTGGCTCCGTCCTTTCGCTTCCACAAGATGGTCAGGCCCGTAGCATCCAAAGCGATGGAGGTCTGGTCGAGAAAGATGACCGGAGTCAGGACAAGATGGGTCGCGGCCCAGCTGGGCGTATAGGTGTGCGGCAGCACGTTCGGGTCTTCGCTCTGCGTCTTCGGCAGATTGGAAGTGATATAGGCAGAGAGCTTTCGCTGGTCTGTGATATCCACGAACGTCTGCTGGCTGGAAGTCAGAATCGTAGGCATTCAATGTCCTTCTATATGGTGATTTCACAGTAAAAGGATGTGTTGTCCTGAACATCCTCGGTGGTGACTGTGATGTATTTCATGCCGACATGGGACGCATCCCAATCTGCGTCTGCCGCCTCATCGCCGGAATTCCTGTGCCAGACGAATGAGGAAGCATCCAGCAGCTCTGTGATTTCCTTATCCCATGAAAACACGCGGCAGCGCAGGATGCTGTGCTGGCCCTTGTCCCGGAAGATGTTCACGCCGTCCACATAGGTCTCGGTGCGGTACATCTTCTGTTCGTTGATGGTCTTAATCTCACCAGTCACACCGACGAGCTCATCGGACAAGTCGCTGATATTCTGGTCTTGCTTGGCAGATGCAGAGGAAAGGGTGATGCCGTTGGCCCCAATCGTGATGGTGTTGCCCGCAGGATTCAGGTAATCCACCGTTCGGCTGAGGCAGAGATAGGTTCCGTCAATGCTGTGGGGCTTGGATATACAGCGGACATACATCCGCGCTCGAATGTCCCCGATGTCCGCACCGGCATCCGACTCATCCACAATGGTGAGCTCCATGCTGGTGACGCCTTTGGCCAGCTCCTGCATCCGGGCTTTTGCCTTGCGGAGCAGATTTCCGGGCAGGGTCACATCCTCCCAAATCTCGCTCGTCCAAATCCAGCCGATTTCGGAAACAGCATCCTCGTCACAGACGTAGTTCTTCCCGTCGTTGACGGAGGTGATATCCACGCGCCGGTTGGTCTCAATCTTCTGACCTTCTGCATCTGTTTCTTTTATCAGGGCTCCCAGAGGGATGAGCGCAGAGGCCCGTTCCGTGTGGTCACGGCTGATTTTTACATCCAGCAGGTTTTTGCCGAACTCCACAGTTTGCAGGGAGTGCGTGCTGAAGTCTGCAAGATAATCGAGCACTTTTCCGTTGTCGGTATGATCTATCAGCCGTACTTCGCGGATCCGCGGCCGGAGAATATGCCCGTGCTGGGCAATCTGCTGGACGCGCTCATGGCGCAGGGCATCCCGGAGGCAGAGCGTGTGGCGCAAGCACTTGACCTGTATGTAAACGGCTCTCTCAACTTCTTCAACCACCGCACCACCGTGGATATCCGAAACCGCCTTGTCTGCTTCGATATCAAGGGCCTCGGCAAGAATCTGAAAAAGCCAGGGATGCTCATTGTCCAGGACGCAGTGTGGAACACCGTCACGGTGAACCGCTCCATTGGACGGGCCACCTGGTATTTCGTGGACGAATTTCACCTGCTCTTGAAGGAGGAACAGACGGCGGCATACAGCGCCGAGATCTGGAAGCGTTTCAGGAAGTGGGGCGGCGTCCCGACCGGGGCGACGCAGAACCCGAAGGACCTGCTTTCCTCGCCGGAGATTGAAAACATTCTGGAAAACAGCGATTTTATCTACCTGCTGAACCTGTCCGCGGGCGACCGCAAGCTGATGACGGAGCGGCTGAACATCTCCACCGAGCAGCTTGCCTATGTGACCAACTCCGAGCCGGGCCACGGGCTGCTGTTCTTCAATAATGTCATCCTGCCTTTTGCGGATGACTTCCCGAAGGATACCGAACTCTACAAACTGCTCACCACCAAGCCCAGCGAGGTGGAACATAAATAAAAATACTGTAGATTTTAATAAAGAGAGGTGGTAAAATGTAGCAAAGGAGTGATTGATATGCCATTTGTTTTTGACTCAGCAATACCATCGGCACATAACGAATATGTATGTTGGCTTGATATTATGGGAACCAAGACAAAAATGGAAAACTCCGTAAAAACGTGTTCCATTTTTATATTCAAGCTACATACCGCTGTGTTGGAAGCAATCGAAAAAGGATGTGATATCCAAACCTACCCCGTTATGGACGGCGTGTATTTTACATCTAAACGAAAGAAAGATATGGAAAAAGCTTTATCGTACATATTCAGTACATTGGGCAAGCTGTTTATTGACGAAAAGGAGTTTGAACATCAATTTTTGGTAAAAGCAGCCGTAGCGTATGGACCTATCATTCACGGCTCAGATATTGGGAATGAAATTAATCGACAGTTTGCCAACAATGAAATATATAAACAATCTTTGCTTTTAGGTCTTCCTATGATACAAGCATATAGCGGAGAAAGCAAAGCGCCTCCGTTTGGAGTCTTTGTTCACGAATCTGCACGCGCATTTCATCCGGAGGATGAAACACCATTTATGTTTAAATGGTGGAAATGGTTTCGTGTTCCTAATGCTGGGTGGACTAAGGATCAAACAGCTAAACTGAAAGAAAAAATTGAAAAATATTTTGAAAACTGCAGTTCACAATCTATCTTTTTGGATTATCCTAAAGAGAGAATTGATGCACACAAAAAAGTTGCAGAAGAATATTTTAATAACGAATTGTAATTTCATTTTTGAACCCGCCTCACCTGAGGCGGGTTTTCTTATGCCCAAAATTCAGAAAGGAGCATGAAATGGAGCAGGAAAAGCTGTATGTCATTGAGGAAAAGACCTATGAGGCACATATCGACGAGGAAGTGCATCTCTATGGGCTGCTTCATCAGCTTGCCTTCCTTGCCGGAAAAATCAAGGACCGGGAGGATGTGGAGGCGTTCATTGCGGCGGCAAAGCGGTACGGACAGATCGCCGATGACAAGTTTGACGCTTGGAACATTCCCGGCCGTTACCTGGTGTTCGGCGACAAGGCGGACCTTGCCGGAATGAAGGTGCGGGAACTGTGCGAGCTGGACGCCTTCTATGTGGAGTGCGAGGACGACGATCCCGAACCGGGCGGCGGCTGTCAGGAGGAACACTATCTAATCCCCGGCAGCGGATTCCGGCTGCTGGTGAGCGAACTGCACATGTTTCTGGTGACCTGGTACAGCATCGCCAAGTGTCTGTCGCAGGTGCAGACCGAGAAGGATTTTCTCCGTCTGCAAAAGAAATACGGGAATTATGAAAAGACACTGAACAGGCTGCGCCGCAAGCTGGGTCTTTCTGCTGACAGTAACTTTTGTCAGGATGAATTGGAGGCAGCGGTCATCAAGCGGTTCCGGGCGGAGCTGATTCCTGGGGAGCAGAGCAGCCATGAATAAGCTCACCCATGTCAGCCTCTTTTCCGGCATTGGCGGGCTTGATCTGGCGGCGGAGGCGGCGGGCTTCCGCACTGTCTGTCAATGCGAGTGGGCAGACTATCCCTATTCCGTTCTGAAAAAGCACTGGCCGGAGGTGCCGAGATTCCGGGATATCACAACTTTTACGAAGGAGGCGTTTTTTGAAAAAACAGGACTTGAAACCGTTACTGTCCTCTCCGGCGGATTTCCCTGCCAGCCCTTCTCCACCGCAGGACAGCGAAAGGGCTTTGCGGATGAACGCTACCTGTGGCCGGAGATGTGCCGCGTTATTGCCGAACTGCGGCCCCGTTGGGTGCTTGGGGAAAATGTTGCTGGCTTCATCAATATGGGGCTCGACAAAACGATCTTTGACCTGGCAAAAGCGGGATACGCTGTTCTCCCATTCGTATTTCCGGCTTGCGGCGTCGGCGCATGGCATGAGCGCCAGCGAACTTTTATCGTCGCGGCTGATGTTTCCCACACCCCTTGCCTCCGACAAGAACACCTGCAGGGACGCGGCCAACCTGGATGTGTACCTCTCCGACAACGGGATATTCCGCAAGGTGAACAAGAACGGCGCGATCTGGAGCCTGAGCCTGTCGGCGGCGGTATTCTATCTGACCCCGGCAGCATCGGAGGGCTACCGTTCCACGCTGAAACCGGCGGCGTTTCGCAACAGCGCTCCGTCTGCCAACCTGTCATCCCAGGTGATCCGGCAGGAGCGGCCGATATCCGAGACGGCGGCGCTGAACCCGGATTGGGTGGAATGGCTCATGGGCTTCCCCCGGAAATGGACGGACATATCCTCTGGGCAGCAGAGCCGGAGGACGTTCCCCGCATCACCGAAAACACCGCGGACCGCGCCCTACGGCTGAAAACTCTGGGAAACGCGGTCTGCCCGCCCCAGGCATATCCCATTTTCAAATATATCTCTATGATCGAGACGGGCGAGTGCGTGAGCATTTGTCCCTACGGAAAGGCAGGTGGTGACGCATGAAGGAATGGAAGGCCGCCGAGAAGGATGCGCAGAAGATGACCCGTGACGGAGCCATTTCCGTCAACATGGTCACAGGCGAGGCGAGCCATGTTTCAGACCGCGCGCCGGAGCAGGACTATTCCCCCTCCGGCGATTCCACGGCGCTGGCGAGGACTGCCCTCCACCATCTGGACGACCGGCGTGTCCGGAAGTCTCAGAAGAAAAAGCGCCGGAAACGGCGCAAGTCCTACCGGGAGGGTACGGCGGCCAATGACCGTCCATCCTCCCGTTTGCAGTTCTCGGACGAGGAACGCGCCGCGCCGGAGCTGCAAAAGGCAATCCGCAAATCCGACAAGGCGGCAGACAAGCTGGACGCGGTACGGGCCGCCGTCCCCGAAAAGCAGCCCTCGCTCCATCAGCCGGTGAATCCGCTGGCGCGGCCGTTACAGGAGATCGGCCACGCCGCCCATGCGAAGGTGCATGAGGTGGAACAGGAAAATGTCGGCGTGGAGGCGGGGCACCTGACGGAGCGCGGCATGGAAAAGGCTGTCCGCTACGGAAACCGCAAACTCCAAAACTGGCAGACAGACCGCAAGCTGAAACCCTGGCGGGAGGTATCCAGCGCAGAGCAGGCGGCGGTCCAGGCCAATGCGGATGCGCTGTATCAAAAGGCACTGCGGGAGAATCCGCAGCTTGCGGCCAGCAATCCCATCTCCCGGATGTGGCAGAAAAAGAAGCTGCAAAAGCAGTATGCCGCCGCATACCGGGCAGCGCATAGCGCCGGGGACGCGGCGGCAGCGAAGGGCGCAAAGAAAAGCGCGGACGCGGCGAAGAAGGCCGGAGAGTTTGTTTCCAAACACGAAAAGGCGTTTTTGATCGTGGGCGGGATCGGCCTGCTGCTGGTCATGCTGCTGGGGCTGCTGCAATCCTGTTCCTCCATCTTCGGCGGAGGCGTGTCCAACATTGTCGCGTCCTCCTATCTCTCTGAGGATTCTGACCTGCTGGCGGCAGAGGCCGCCTACTGCGCGATGGAGGATGAATTGCGGGAGTATCTGGACACCTATGAGCAGACCCACGACTATGACGAGTACCATTTTGATCTGGACGAAATCAAGCACGATTCCTATGTGCTGCTGTCCATCCTATCGGCGCTCCATGAGGGCCAGTTCACCATTGACCAGGTACAAGGCGATCTTCAAATGCTGTTTGACAAGCAATATATCCTTACCGAGACGGTCACCACGGAGACACGCTACCGCACAGAGACGAGGACGGACAGCGAGGGCAGCGAGTATGAAGTGGACATTCCATACACGTATTACATCTGCACCGTGGAGCTTGAAAACTTCGATTTGAGCCATGTTCCCGTTTACATCATGGATACCGAAACGCTCTCCATGTACGCCGTGTATATGTCCACGCTGGGGAACCGCTCCGATCTGTTCCCGTCATCCGGGTATGTGGACAAGTACATCACGAACCCGCCAGAGGACTATGAAATCCCTGCGGAATACCTGTCTGATGAACGCTTTGCGGCGCTTATTACGGAGGCGGAAAAGTATCTGGGATATCCCTACGTCTGGGGCGGCAGCAGTCCTTCCACCTCATTTGATTGCAGCGGCTTTGTCAGCTATGTTCTGACAAGCAGCAGCCTTTGCAATACTGGGCGGCTGGGCGCGCAGGGCCTTTACAACATTTCTACACGGGTATCCGATCCGCAGCCGGGTGACCTGGTATTTTTCGTTGGGACCTACGATACCGCGGGCATCTCCCATGTCGGCTTCTATGTGGGGCTGGACGATGCGGGCAACCCCATGTTTCTGCACTGCGGCGACCCAATCCAGTACGCAAGGCTCAATACAAGCTACTGGCAGCAGCACTTTTACGCCTACGGCAGACCGCCGTATGATTGATGGAGGTGAGCATATCAATATTGTTTCCTATGGCGGCGGTGCGAACAGCACCGCCCTTCTTGTTGGACTGCATCAGCACCGTATCCCCGTTGACCTGATCCTGTTTGCGGATACGGGCGGCGAGCATCCCCATACCTACGCCTATCTGGATATCATGGATCGCTGGCTGAAGGATCACGGTATGCCGGAGATCACACGGGTCTATAAGACCACAAGGGACGGTAGGCGGCTGACCTTGGAGGATGAATGTCTGAAAAGCGGCACGCCGCCCTCTATCGCCTACGGCTTCAAGCGGTGTTCTCTGAAACACAAGATCGGACCGCAGGAAAAGTTTTGCAACAACTATCCTCCATGCCGCAAGGTCTGGGTCAGCGGGAAAAAGGTGGTCAAGTTCATCGGCTATGACGCTGGCGAGCACTACCGCAGCGATAAGGTCCTTCTGCGTGATCTGGCAGACCCGAAGTACAGCAAGTGGTATCCCCTGATGGAATGGGGCTGGGACCGGGAGGCGTGTATCCGAGCAATCGAGGCGGCTGGCCTGCCGCAGCCGGGAAAGTCCTCCTGTTTTTTCTGCCCCAGTATGCGGGCGGAGGAAATCATCGACCTGCGGGAGCATTACCCGGATTTGTTCCGGCGTGCGCTGGCATTGGAGGATAACGCACGGGCCAACCTGAAAACCGTTCAGGGGCTTGGACGCAACTATTCATGGAGAGAACGATTTGGAAAGGAGTTTATCTGACTATGGCAACTACTGAGAAGATCCGTCGTGACATTGAAAAGGTCCGGGAGAAGATCGCGGAGCAGCAGAAGCGGCTTCGCGCACTGGAGGCGCAGCTTGCGGAGGAAGAAAATCTGGAGATCGTCCGTATGGTAAAGGCTGTCCACATGGACAACAAGGAACTGACCGCCTTCCTGCGTGCCTACGCCAGCGGCATGATCTCCCTGCCGGAAGGAATGATGGAAATGGAGGCCGCCGCTGATTCCGACATGATGGAGGGCACCGACGATGAAGAATAAGCACACGATCCGCACACTTGCGGTGCTGCTGGCCGTTATGCTCTGCATGACGGCCTTTTCCACGGTCGCTTTTGCAAGCAGCGAGGATACAGTGCCTACCTCTGAGGCACAGACGGAACCGACTGACAGCGCGGATATCACAGGGGACGATCTTTCCGAACTAATCTCCACGCTGTTTGGCTCTGTGCTGGGCGGCGCAGAGAAATCCGGTAAGACCGGCACCGTCACCACCAATGGTGGCAAGCTGAATGTCCGCACGGGCGCCGGGCTGGATAACTACGCTTTCACGCGGCTTCCGAACGGAACGGTTGTGGAGGTCATCGGCACAGACGGCGACTGGTACATGATCCGGCTGCCGGAAAAGATCGGCTATGTCTACTCCGGCTATATGACGCTCAGCGACACGGGCGGCGAAAATGATAGCAACTCTTCCGTCTCTATTGATCCCGATAAATTGAGTGAGTTGTTTTCACAGCTTATGGGCGGCAGCGGAGGTGCCGCCCTGACGCCGGACGGAAACCTTTCGCTGATCGACGATATCGGCAGCTGCACCCGGAGCGGCAAGCAGTTTATCACGGTGGAAACGAGGAACGGCAATGTGTTCTATCTCATTATTGACCGTGACGACGAGGGCGAGGAAGCCGTGCATTTTCTGAACCAGGTGGATGAAGCCGACCTTCTGACGCTCATGGGCGACGACGCACCCGCGGCGGAGACGCCTGCCGTCTGCAACTGCAAGGAAAAGTGTGTGGCTGGCGCGGTGAACACGAATTGCCCTGTCTGCAAAAATAATCTCTCCGAGTGCAGCGGCAAGGAGGTGGTGGCAGAGCCGGAGCCTGAAGCGGAGCAGCCGGAGAAAAAGAGCAGCGGCGGTCTGCTGGTCATTGTCCTGCTGCTGGCGCTGGCAGGCGGTGCCGCCTTCGCCTATGTGAAGTTCATCAAGCTGAACCGCAGCGGCGTGAAGGTCAGCGCCGATCCCGACGAGTACGATTTTGAGGATGAAGAGTATCTGGCTGAGAATGCAGATAACTAAAAATGGTGTGCAGCAGTGCTGCACACCATTAGTATAGTACCCTGATTGGCGTTGGAGCGAACTCCAACGCCAAAGCACCTCGCTCTCCCCGTATTGGTGGAGAGTCAGGGAGTTGCCATATTTAAATATTGGGATTTGGTTGCCGCATCGCATTGGGTAGTCGTGTTTTTGTTATGCCATCGCAAATTTCAAAGTTTTCGTTATACCAACGAATTGAGTTTGAAACACATTGTTCAGATACGGGACTACCCATAAAATAGCATTTCCCCTTATAAATTATCCCGAAAGAAATACCATTAAACTTCTTTCCTCTGTACAGTCCAACCAGTTGAGGAGCGCCACCGCAACTGGGAATCACGGTATGAGCAAGTGCATCACAAAAGCACTGATAGATATTCCTGCTTGTTCCAGATATATCACCGTTATTGTATTTTTGGAAGAGTCGATAAAACTCGTCTGAACCTGAGCCATCCCAAAATATAAGAGCGGATTCTTGTGCTTCGATAGGTAAATATTGTGGAATCCAGCCGCAATTTGCAACATCGTATGTGTATTTGTAAGCATGGAAAGATTCATCTGTATCTCTGCTTATGTGGTAAATAGAAGATACATGTCTTGCGAGCAGCGGATATTCTGCGAACTGCGTGTTGATTTGTTTCAAGACAATATCCGATCGTTCCATACTGCTCAGGTTATCTTGGAATAGCAAATTGTATTCGTCCATTTCGGAGATTTGTGAAAGAACTTGACTTGAAAATAAGGCATCGCCACAGTACCCAAGAATATCTGGACTGTTTTTGAGTGAAAAAAGTTTTCGGCCAAAATTGTATGCAGAGGGACTCGTTCCCCAGCTAAGACGACTATCACTCAAGATATACGCAGAACAAGGAGAGTGACTATCAACGCCAATCCATCCGATTAAAACGGTCATATCAACCCTCCTTTATATAATTATACCATAGATTTAAGTGAAAGGAAAGTATCAATGAAACTGATTATCGCAGAAAAACCGAGCGTAGCAAAATCTATCGCGTCGGCTCTGGGTGCTTCATCCAGGGCCGATGGCTTTTATGAGGGCAGCGGCCTTCTTGTGTCCTGGTGTGTAGGACACCTGGTATCCCCGATGGATGCTGGCCGGCTATGACGAGCATTTCAAGAAATGGCGATATGACGATCTTCCCATTCTGCCGGAGCCGTTCCGCTATGTGCTGGCACTGGGCAAGGAGGACGCTTTTGAAAATCTTCGCACTCTGATGAACCGCCCCGATGTGGATACCATTGTCAATGCCTGTGACGCCGGGCGTGAAGGGGAGCTGATCTTCCGTTTGATGTATGAAATGGCTGGATGCCGCAAGCCGGTCCTCCGTCTTTGGATTTCCTCGATGGAGGACAGCGCCATCCGGGAGGGCTTTTCTGATCTGCGCCCCGGCGCCGATTATGAAGCATTGTATCAATCAGCCCTGTGCCGCCAGAAAGCGGATTGGCTGGTGGGGATCAATGCCACGCGCCTTTTCTCCGTCCTCTATCACCGCACCCTGAATGTAGGCCGTGTGCAAACACCCACGCTGGCAATGCTGGCGGAGCGTGACGCAAAGATCACGCTGTTTCACAAGGAAAAATATCATTTGCTGCGCCTGACGCTGGATGGAGCCGAGGCGGTGTCGGAGAAATTCACCGATTCGGCAGCGGCGGAACAGGCAGCGGCCATGTGCAAGGGTGTGACCGTCACCTGTACCTCTGTCACGAAGGAGCAGAAGAAGGAACAGCCGCCGAAGCTCTATGACCTTACCACCTTGCAGCGGGAGGCAAACCGCCTGTTTGGATACACGGCGAAGCAGACCTTAGACTACGCCCAGAGCCTCTACGAAAAGAAGCTGCTGACCTATCCCCGCACGGACAGCCGCTATCTGACCTCCGACATGGCGGAAACGGTCTCCTGTGTGATCCACCTGGCGGTAAAGCTGCCGCCTTTTGATGGCTGCGGCAACTTCTTTCCGCTGGTGGAGGCCATGATCTCCGACAAGGATGTATCTGACCACCACGCCATTATTCCCACGATGGAGATTGAAAAAGCGGATATCAAGGCTCTGCCCCTGGGCGAGCGCAATTTGTTCCTGCTGGTCTGCTGCAAGCTGCTGTGTGCGTCGGCGGAGCCGTATATGTATGAAGCGGTCACGGCCACATTTGACTGCTGCGGCCATTCCTTCGCCGCAAAGGGCAAGCGCATCCTCTCCGAAGGCTGGCGAGAGATCGACCGCATTTTCCGTGCCTTTCTGAAAGAAAAGCCTGCGGATGGGGACGGCGGCACGCTCCCGGACTTCACCGAAGGGCAGATTTTTGACAGTGCGGAAATTGCCGTTACCGAGCATTTTACCCAGCCGCCGAAGCCCTATACCGAAGATATATGCTGTGAAAGGGGGATAAGAAATCACCCATAGAAAGGAGCGTTCCCATGAAACCCAAGAAATTAGGCAACGGTAAAATCACCGCCCTTTATGAGAGATTGAGCCGTGACGATGACCTCACAGGTGATAGTAACAGCATTATCAATCAAAAGAAAATGCTGGAGGACTATGCGAAAGCCAACGGTTTTACGAATTGCGTCCACTTCACAGATGATGGTTGGTCTGGTGGAAGTTTTGACCGCCCAAGTTGGAAGCGCATGATTGAGGGCATTGGAAAAGGCGAAATCGCTGCTGTCCTTGTTAAAGATTTGAGCCGCGTCGGTAGAGATTATTTACAGGTGGGCTTTTACACCGAAGTGATGTTCAGAGAGAAAGGTGTGCGGTTTGTTGCCATTACCAACGGAGTAGATAGCGACAAACGGGAAAGCAGCGAGTTTGCACCCTTTTTGAACATTATGAACGAATGGTATATTCGTGATTGCAGCCGTAAGATAACCTCTGTTTTACGGGCAAGAGGTATGTCCGGCAAGCACACAAGCAACCACTGTATCTACGGTTACAAGAAAGACCCCAACGACAAAGACCATTGGATTATCGACGAGGAAGCTGCCGAAGTAGTACGCCGGATTTATCGCATGGCCATTGAGGGAAAAGGCCCGTATGAAATTGCCCGCATATTGGCAACGGAAAAGGTTGAGCGCCCCTCTTACTATCTTGCACAGCGCGGTATGGGAAACCATCAATCAAACTACAATGCCGCAGACCCCTACACATGGCGCGGCGGTACAGTTGCCGACATACTCTCCAAGCAGGAATATATGGGGCATACGGTAAACTTTCGGACTTATAAGGAGAGCTATAAAGATAAGCGCGTCAAAATGACCCCCAAAGAGGATTTAGTCATTTTTGAGAACACACAAGAAGCTATCATCGACAAGGAAACATGGGAACGCGTACAAACTCTACGGAAAACCATTCGCCGGACAGACAGCATAGGAAAGGCCAATCCACTAACCGGCTTGATGTTTTGCGCGGATTGCGGTGCAAAGATGTATAACCACAGGGGCAAGGCCGGAAACGCGCGTGACTGGGCGGGCAGACCCAACGGGAAAAAGCGTCCGGATCGTGACGAGTACAACTGTTCCCGTTATGATTTGGGCAACCAGCATTATGATAAATACTGCACGACGCACCTTATTCGTACTGCTGTTGTAAACGAGCTTTTGTTGGAAGCCATCAAGGGCGTTTGTGACTATGCGTTGAACAATGAAGCTGAGTTTATGGCACAGGTCTGCTCCGCTTCCGAGGACAGGCAGGAAAAAGCTGCAAGATCCATTCGCCAGCGGAAGCAGCGCAACGAGAAGCGTACCGATGAACTGACCCGCCTAATCCGAAAGCTCTATGAGGACAATGTAAGTGGCCGACTTTCCGATACCCTTTTTGAACAAATGCTCAGAGATTTCGAGGCCGAGCTAAGCGATTTGACAGAAATCGTTTCCCAAGACCAACAGGAACTTGAACGCATAAGCAGGGAAACCATCAACGCCGAAAAGTTTCTTTCCCTTGTCAGAAAATATACAGACTTTTCCGAGTTGACCCCTGCCATGATAAATGAGTTTGTAGAAAAAATCCTCGTCCACCAAGCCCAGGGCAAAGGAGCAAGCAGAATACAGGAAATTGAAATTTTCTTTAATTTTGTTGGTAAGGTGGACATCCCTCACAAGGAAGTGGAACTGACCGAGGAAGAAAAGGCCGCGTTAGCGGAACAGGAACGCCGCCGAGCGAAAAAAGCAGAGTACAATCGACGCTATATGGAAAAGAAACGCAGGCAATGGAAAGAGCAGCAGGAGCAGGAGCAAGCCGAGCAACTGCCCCTTGCCGCCGAACAGAAAGGAGAACACATAGCATGAGCTAATTTATGTTTGACGGTCAAGAGCCGGAAAAAACAGAAATCTTGCGATAACAACCGCCCTGACGATACACTCCCCGTCCGGGCGGTTTCTATTTGAAAATCCTCATTTTCCCCAAGTCAAGAGCCGGGAAAAACACCCGAAAAATGCCCCTATTGCGTAACAGGGGCGCAGAAAGGAGAGTTTATGAGAACAGGGCTTACGAAGCAGG